GCCACATCGACCCGGTCCCCTTCGCCGACAAGCTCATGGAACTCGGCCGCTACTACAACGAGGCCGAGCTCAACGTGGAGATCAACGGCCCCGGCTACGCCTCCATCGGGGCCATCTTGAAGGCCGGCTACCCGAACGTCTGGCAGCACCGGTGGATGGACAAGGCCCCCGGCAAGGTTTCCCAGTCCTTCGGGTGGATGATGAACTACCACCGTAAACATGCCTCGACCGGCCTGGTCATCTCCCTCCTGGCCCAGAAGGCCATCACGATCCACGACAAGCTCACCTACGAGGAGATGAAGAACTTCGTCTATCTCCCCGGCGGCGAGCTCGGGCCGGCCAGTCCTCAGGGCAACGACGACTCGGTGACCTCGTTATTGATCGCCATCGCTTCGGTCATCTACAATGACCCACTGACGTACGGCGAGGGACCAGAGCCGAGCTACAACGACCTGTTCGACACGCCACCCTGGGAAGCCTTCCGCTGATGCCCATCTTCGAGTACCGATGCCCGGTCGGTCATACCCGTGTCATCAACGACCGACTGGACTCGATCCTCTGTGGCTCGGACTGTTCGGAAATCGCCCGACGCCGGTTCTCCTTCTCCATCGTCCATTCCATCCCCGAGCACTTCAACAACAACACCGGGACCTACGTCAACAACGAACGCCAGCTCCGGGACCAACTCAAGTACCAGTCCGACGCTGAGTCACTCGCCACTGGCCTGGACCACAACTACGAGTACCTCTCCCCGGCCGATATGACCGACCTCTCCAGTCGTGGCGTGACGACTGACGGACTGACCGACAACGCCCTGCGCAAGGTCGAGTCCTTGTGACGATCGCTGAAGAGTCCATGCATGGTGTCAGGGGAGATCCCTGGACGGCTCGCAGGCTCATGAAACACATGGATCTTCAGTGACGATCACTCAAGTCGTCGCCCCGCCCCTCTACCCCGAATCAACTCTCGTCTCGGATCTCTCTCAGCTCTACCAACTGTCCAAGAACGAGAAGAACCGCTACGCCTCCAACTGGCGTCGCAACTACCTCATCGTCAACAACCGGCACTACGCCACCGAGACATCCGCCATCGGCTCACCCAACGTCACCGACTCGGAGGTCTTCCCGATCCTGGACAGTCGCATCGCCTGGATGACCGACCAGAAGATCATGGTGGACGTGATGCCGGCGGCTACTCCCGAGTCGCCGTTCGGCCAACACATGCAGCGACTCTCGACAGACTTGGAGCAATGCCTTGACACAACTTTTCAGGTTCTATCGTGGGATCAGCAGATCGTCATGGCGCTTTGGGATTCAGCCCTTTTCGGTGCAGGTATCCTCTGCGCCGAGTGGGACTCCGGTTTGGATAACGGACTCGGCAATGTCAATATCCGTCGTGTCGATCCTTGGACGTTCTACCCAGACCCCAATGCCACCTCCCTGAAAGACGCCGAGTACCTCTTCGAAGTCCGGCGCATGTCCTACGCCGAGATCGAACGCCGCTTCCCCTCGACCTCCGCCCAGATGATCTCCGACGCCATCGCCTATGGCGAGTCGTCCGACGACTTCAAACGGCCCGGTGCCGACAACAACCCCCAAGTTCCGATGGCCTGGCCGGCTGTCCTCCCCGGCTCCTCGGGCAACCAAGGTGCTGGTTCCTGGGGTCTCGAGGGCCAGACCAATCTCCACTCGGGATCGGTCCTCCAACAAGGGGTGAACGTCTATGTCTGCTGGATCAGAGAGAACTACAAGTTCACCCGACAGTCCACGGACGCCACATTGGTTGATGCCGAGTCGGTTGTATCAGACTCTTGGCGAGTCGTCGTCTATTCGGGACGAACGGTCTTATTGGATGAGTTGGCCGAGAACCTTTGGCAAGAAAGTAGACATCCTTACGTCCGAGTCGTTGATGTGGAAATGGGGGACTTTTGGCCTACGGCGATTACGAGTCACTTGGCACCCAACCAGATCGCCATCAACCGACTCCTATCGTCCCTTCAGGGAAATGCAGAACTCGTCGGCAACCCGATCTTCCTCGACGTAGCGGATTCCGGTCTCTCCCGAGCCCAGATCATGAACCGACCCGGTTCCCGCCTGGTCATGAACAAGGCCACCGCCAACTCGCAAGCCTCCAAGCCGGACTGGCTCCGTCCACCCGACATGCCCCCCGGAGTCGCCAACCTCGTGCAGTTCCACATCGGCCGAATGGAGAACATCAGTGGGTTATCTGGACCATCGAAGGGCCAGTTACCGTCAGGCCGTCAAGGCCAGGCGACGACGCAAGCTACTCAAGAAGCAGGCTTCGTTCGTATCCGGTCAGCTCTACGAAATCTTGAAGCATCACTCGGTGAGCTCTTCCGACTCTGTGCGAATCTCTTTATCCAGAACACCAACATCCCGAGAATGGTCGCCATTGTCGGTGAGGATGGAACTGATTCGGCACTCCGACTAGCGGCTCGCCACTTCTACATGCCGTCCCGAGACCCCAACAAGCCCTCGATCCCGATGAAGTTCTCCCTCATCGTCAAGGCCGGGTCCTCAGCGCCCACCTCCCGCCAGTCCCGGATCGCCGAAGCGGACGCCCTCCGGTCGATGGGGGCCATCGACAACCAGGCTGTCCTCGAGGCCCACGCCTGGCCCCACTGGCAAGACGTGGTCAAGCGGATGGAAGCCGAAGCCGAAGCCCAGATCACCCAGAAGGCTTTGTCCTCGGGTGGTCAACCACACGGTCCGGGTACGGGCCATGCCCACTGATTGGTTCGATCAAGCGGCCTGTCGGGGCCATTCCGATATCTTCCTCGCCGGCTCCGGGTCCCACGTCGCTCTCCGTCGCTACCGGCTCTCCAAGTACGACGAACAGATCGACCGGCTCTCCAAGGCCATCTGTGCCACCTGCCCGGTCATCGACGACTGCCTCGACTGGGCACTCAGAGAACGCATCCAGTTCTACGTCTACGGTGGTCTGTCCTGGCCCGAGCGCCAAGACCTCCTCTCCCACCGTTGGAGCAAGAAGCGTAAGCCCAATCTCATTGACGACACTCCACAGGCGATGCTTGGCTGACCCCCGATGCCAGGCACCCTTCCCCCCAGCGGATACGACGGCCAGCCTTTAGCCGAGAACAAGGCGGTCTACCTGGGCCAAGGCGGTGACGCCCCCGGCGCTCCGGTCTTCCCCCGGTACTCGGACAACGACAACGACGACCCCGACACCCAACGCCTGTCCCACATGCACGGGTGCGAGCCGATCGAGAACCCCTACGACCGCTACGGCAACGGCGTCACCCGGACCCCCTGATGGCCTTCTCCTCCCTCATCTACAAGACCGGCAATAAGTCGGGTGGTCGGGCCGGCAAGCGCCACGGTGCTCGCAAGTCGAAGAGAGGTCGGTAATGGCCCGGTTCAATCTCAACGTGGTCATCGAAGACATCGAAGAGGTCGAAGGCAAGGTTAAGAACGCCATCGCCGAGTTCAACAAGATCCTTCAAGAAGCCGGCCACGTCGTCTCCAAGTCCACCCTGACCAGTGACAAGGGACAAGTCGATGTCACTCCTCCGCCAGTTGAGCCAGTTGAAGAAACTCCGGTTGAAGAAGTATCGACGGAGACTCCTGCTCGTCCTCACTCCACTCTCGACAGTTGAGAGAACGTGAAGAACTCCACCGGATCGAAGTTCTTCTCGAGGAGATCCGTGACCACCTCCTCTACCCTCTCCGTGCCTACATCGTCCCACTAGGAGTCGATATGACAACTACCCCTCCCGCCCCTTTCGAACTCGATGATGATGAGTCGCTCCCTCTCGGTCTGGCCCTCGATGGCTCGAACCCCAACGATCTGACCATCACTTCGGCCGTCTGGTCGGTGGACGCCACTGTCACTATCGATCAAACGGCCCCGGCGCTCACAGCCACGGCTGTCACGACTCCGGGGACTGATGGCACGGCTAACGTCACTGCCGTCCTCACCCTCTCGGACGGCTCGACCCTGACAACCCCGGCCTTCGTGATCGACGTGGTTGCCAGCCCAGTTCCTTTGTCTGCCACCATCGTCGCTGGGACTCCTGTACCGAACGCTTAGATGCCCCTTACGCCTGGATCAGATCGGAAGACTGTCAGTTCCAACATCTCCGAAATGGTCCGGGCCGGTCATCCACAAGAACAAGCCGTTGCCGCCTCGCTCTCCAATGCGAGACGACACCCTAGTAAGAGGGGAGGTGGGCACATGGCACGCAAGGGTCACCGTGGCGGACGCCACAAGCGGAAGTAACTCCGCACTCAACTGATGAGGTGGGGGGTCGGCTGGTCCCTCTAGTACCGACCCCACCTCGTCATCCACCAACCGAAAGGACTTGACATGGCAGGCGAGATCGCCCCCAACTACAACTCCCAGTACTCCGGTCAGAAGGGCAAGACCAACGTCGTCCTCCAGGGCCAGACCGAAGGGGCCTACGGCTCCAACACGAGCATGGAACGCCGGGAGCCCGACCCGCCGTCTGACCTCTCCGTCTAGTGGCCGGTTCCCAGCCATCGTCGTTCAACGCCGCCATGTCCGACATCCTCGGACGGCTCGGCGCAACCATGGCGCTCCCCGATGCCGATGTCCGGTTCGTGGTCAGTCTCCAGACGGCGATCGCTGGGAAACTCCAGCAAGGCAATAATCCTCCCCCCCAAGGGGGTGCCCCCCCTGGACCCCCCGGAGCTGGTGGTCCGCCATCAGGCCCCGGAGCACCCCCAGGACTCCAGATGCCCGGTGCGCCCGGTCCGAACGGCCAGGGCACCCAGCAACCCCCGATGATGGGTGGTCTCTCCGCTGGCCTGTCCCCGATGGGATCGGCCAACAACCCCGACGAGATGCGTCGGGTGATCCAACAGATGACTGGCTGACACCATGACGCTGACACCATGACCTTCGTACCGCCGAGCGAAGACGTCCTCGGAAACGCCCCTCCCGGAACCCCACCGGGCAACATCGAGCCTCAGGACACCAACCACCCCGGCTTCACCGACGTCGAGTGGGCCGAGATCCAGGCCAATCTCGACTCCCACTACACCGACCTCTATGGATCTGATCCGGCCAGTCCACCCGTGCCGGCCGGTCAGACCGGGACGCCCGCTGCGGATCTCGGCAATCAGCAGCCGGCTGTCCCGGTTCTTCCCGCCGAGTACGAACTTGGCGCAGTCAAGGTTCCGGCCAACGACGCCGGCTCCCTGGCCGCCCTCTACACCCTCATCCGCAATGACCCGGTCAAGGGCCAGGCCATTCTCGACATCGTGGAGGGGCGGTCACCAACAGCGCCGGCGGCTGCTCCTCCACCTATCTGGCAGCAACCCACTCTCCCCTCTCCCCCTCCTCCCCCAGCC